TTCTAGTACATATCATTCTCATTATACATCTGAACAATCTCAAACACAGACTCTTGATTTGATTGAGAGTATTGGAGATGCTGAACCATTTACTCGATCTAATGCCATTAAATACCTTTCTCGTTTTGGTAGAAAGGGGGGCAAATCAAAACTTGATATTCTGAAAGCAATTCACTATTGCATTCTTCTTTATCACTTTGCTGGACTTCATAATGAAACTAAGGGCACCTATGAAACTTTCTGAAAATACTATTAACATCCTGAAGAACTTTTCTTCTATCAATCAATCTATTCTTATTAAGGCAGGTTCTAAAATTAGAACTATTTCTGTAATGAAGAATATCTTTGCTGAGGCAGAAGTAGAAGAAGAGTTTCCAAAGGACATTGCAATCTATGATTTAAACCAATTCCTTGGTGGTCTAAGTCTCCACAAAGATCCAGATTTGGATTTTGGTAATGATTCTTACATCACAATTAAAGAAGGTAAGCGTAGGGTAAAATACTTTTATGCAGATCCTGAGGTGATTGTTTCTCCACCAGATAAGAATATGGACCTTCCTACACAGGATGTTTGTTTCCAATTGGATCATTCACAATTGAGTCAATTGCTCAAAGCATCTGGTGTATATGGACTTACTGATTTGTCTGTAATTGGAAGTGCTGGAGTTATTCGTTTGGTTGTAAGAGACAAGAATAATGATACATCTAATGAGTATTCACTTGTAGTTGGTGAAACTGATTTGGAGTTTGTTTTTAACTTTAAGGTTGAAAATGTTAAGATTGTTCCTGGTTCTTATGATGTTGTAATTTCTCAAAAGAATGTTGCAAAATTTACTAATGAAAAATATAATTTAGTTTACTTTGTTGCTTTGGAACCTGACTCAACTTTTGGTTGATTTTATTATAAACTTGATTGGTCTTAATTATGCGTGATGACTTCCTCTGGACTGAAAAATATCGTCCAAAGAAAATTGAAGATTGTATTCTAACTGAAAATATTAAGAAAACTTTTAATGATTTTCTTAATAAAGGTGAAATTCCAAACTTGCTTCTTTGTGGTCCTCCAGGAGTTGGAAAGACCACAGTGGCAAAGGCATTGTGTAATGAATTGGGGGTAGATTTCTATGTCATCAATGGATCTGATGAAGGAAGATTTTTGGATACTGTACGGAACCAAGCAAAGAACTTTGCTTCAACCGTCTCACTTCAAGCAACTGGTAAACATAAAGTCATCATCATTGATGAAGCAGATAATACTGGGAACGATGTTCAACTCCTACTAAGGGCTAATATTGAGACGTTTCATAAGAATTGCAGATTCATTTTTACCTGTAACTACAAAAACAAAATCATTGAACCTCTCCACTCCAGATGTGCAGTGGTTGAGTTTGGAATCAAAGGAAAAGAAAAAGCACAGTTGGCAGGATCCTTTTTCAAGCGTATACAAGACATTTTGGATGCAGAAGGCATCAAATATGATCAGAAAGTCCTTGCAGAGTTAATCAACAAGCACTTCCCAGATTGGCGTAGAGTGCTCAATGAATGTCAAAGGTATTCAGTAGGTGGTGAGATAGATAGTGGAGTTCTTGCATCTTTTTCAGATATATCTGTAAATGACCTTATCATTCATCTCAAAAGTAAAAACTTCTCAGAAGTCAGAAAGTGGGTGGTCGCCAACTTGGACAACGATTCTTCTGTCATTCTTCGCAGGGTTTATGACTCCTGTTATGATTGCCTTTCACCAGAGTCTATCCCTGCTGCCGTTCTTGTTATTGCTAAGTACCAATACCAAATTGCGTTTGTGGCTGACCAAGAAATTAACCTCTTAGCAGCACTAACTGAGATTATGGTGGAGTGTAAGTTTAAATGAAATCTATTAAAACCCCCCTCAGATACCCTGGGGGAAAGTCTAGGGCAGTTATAAAACTGGCACAATACTTTCCAAATCTTAAAGATTGTTATGGGGAGTTTCGTGAACCATTTCTTGGTGGAGGAAGTGTTGCAATTTATGTTACAAAACAATATCCTTACTTAGATATTTGGGTAAATGATTTATACGAACCTTTGGTGAATTTCTGGCAGCAACTCCAGATGTTTGGAACAGATCTGAAAGATAATCTTAAAGGAATAAAATTAGCAAACAATAAACCAGAATTAGCAAGGGATCTATTTCTTTATTGTAAGGATAAATTGCACGAGGAAGGACGTTCAAATCTTAATCGTGCTGTTGATTTTTATATTATTAATAAGTGTTCTTTCAGTGGTCTCACAGAAAGTTCTTCATTTTCAGCACAGGCATCAAACAGCAACTTTTCTCTGCGAGGTATTGAAAAACTGCCAGAGTATTCTAAACTTATCTCCAAATGGCGTATAACTAATTACTCCTATGATTATATGATGGATGGAGACACAGGTGCTTTTATGTATCTTGATCCTCCTTATGATATTAAGGATAATCTCTATGGGAACAAAGGATCAATGCATAAAGGATTTGATCACGATAAGTTTGCTGCTGATTGTGATCTTAATAATATGGATATGATGGTTAGTTACAATTCTAGTCAACTAATCAAAGATAGATTTAAAACCTGGAAAGCAATTGAGTTTGCTCATACATATACCATGAGATCAGTTGGTGAGTATATGAGAGACCAACATGAACGAAAAGAATTGATTTTGATTAATTATGACTTATGAATTGAAGGATTGGTTGAACTCAATCAATCAATCTAAAAAGAATATTATGGACGAAGACCCTTCCTCTGTAAAAGATTATGCACCATACATTATCAACAGATGTCTATCAGGACATATTGATTGTTTAATGTATTCTAATGAGATGAATAAGTATCCCTCATTAGATAAAAAGTTACAATATGATTTTTTATAAATATTGTTAGAAACAAGAAGAGATTCTCTCCTTGGTTAAAACAAGAAAAGATCAAAGACCTTGAAGTAGTCAAATCTTACTATGGGTATAGTAATGAGAAAGCAAAGCAAGCTTTGAGAATTCTGTCTGATGAACAACTTAATTTTATTAAACAAAAACTTGAAACTGGAGGAAGGAAATGAGCGTTGTTAATGAGCCTGAAGTGAAGTGGTCCCCAGACCAAATGGTAGAAGTAAGTTTAAGTGAACCAGATGATTTTCTAAAAGTTCGTGAAACCCTTACAAGAATTGGGGTTGCATCACGTAAGGAAAAGAAAATCTATCAATCTTGTCACATTCTTCATAAGCAAGGTAGGTATTATCTTGTTCACTTTAAAGAATTGTTTGCTCTTGATGGTAAACATGCAAATCTTACTTTGAATGATGTTCAAAGACGTAATAGAATTGTCCAACTTATTGCTGATTGGGGTCTGGTAACTATTCTGAAACCAGAAAATATTACTGATATTGCTCCACTTAACCAAATCAAAGTTCTTGCTTATAAGGAAAAAGATGAGTGGATTTTGGAAACTAAGTATAATATTGGTGCTAAAAAGAAAAAAGTAGAAGAAACAGAATAAATATTATTGAATATTGTTGCCGCTGGGGGAAGGATGGTCACAGTCATCCATTTCCCCCTTTTTTATAAATATCTATAAAAGCAATAGATGAAAACATATAAGGGATTCTTTGGGGAATCCATATCATTTCAAATACATGATACTTTAAATCCAACTTTTTGGGATGGAGAAAAATTACGTCCAAAAGTTAGGATTCAACTTAAAAAAATTGCTGCTGCTTGGGTAGATTATGTTGGAATTGATAGGGGTTCAGTAGAGGATATTTTACTTCTTGGTGGTAATGCTGGATATAACTATACAAAATATTCAGATTTAGATTTGCATGTTGTTATTGATAAGAGTAAATCCCCAAATTGCCCAGATCTTTTGGATGATTACTTCAAAGACAAAAAGCAACTTTGGACCTTGACACATGATGTTACAATTTATGGTCATGATGTAGAACCTTATATTGAAGAAGTTGGAAAGAAGAGGAGAAAAAATCAAGGAGTATATTCAGTAAAGTATAATAAGTGGTCAGTATTCCCAGGCAAGTTTGATGGAACCATTGATAGGGACTTGCTAAAAACCAAAGTTGATGATATGATTGGTAAGATTAATAGTGTAATTAAACACTCTAATAATGTCTCAGTATTAGAAAATCTTTTGAAAAAAATCAGAGATATGAGAAATGCTGGACTAGATAAATCTGGTGAGTTTGCTTTTGAAAATCTTGTTTTCAAAGAACTAAGAAACAAAGGTTACATAGACAAACTTGCAGATTATATTTTAAAACTACAAGATAAAACACTTACTTTGGAGAATTATGTCTGTTAAACTTTTGATTTTGAAATCATATGAAGATGTTGTTGCTGATGTAAAAGAAATGATGTCTGGGGATAAAGTTGTTGGGTATCTTCTTGAAAATCCTTATTTGGTTAGATTGGAAGATCCTAATGAAGAACTTCCTGCCAGAGTTTCTTTTTATCCTTATGCAGCATTAGCTAAGGATAAGAGTATTCCAATTCCTTGTGATTGGGTTGTATCTATTGTAGAACCCCTTGATGAAGTTAAAAATTCCTATTTGGAGCGATTGAATGCAAAACTTGAAAATTCTAATCCTGAAGAATGATTCCATTCTTATTACTGAAATTGATGAAGTAGCAGGTGAACTTGGAGAACCAGATTGTAAACTGATTAATCCTTGTCAAATGTTTGTTTCTGACTCTACATCTTATGATATGAGGAAGTGGCCAGTCTTTACTGATCAGAAAGAACTTATGATTCATTCTGATTCTATCTTTACTATTGTTGATCCAAAACCAGATCAAATTGAACTTTATTTAAAAACTATTAAATGAAATATTATACTAATGTAGTTCTTGTTGGAAATGAAATACTTTCCAGAGGTTTTGATAATGGTGAGCACTTTAAGAATAGGGAACCTTTTTATCCTACGCTTTTTGTTACCAGTAAAAAGAAAACAAAATATAAGACCCTTGAAGGAACTTATGTTGATGAAATTAAACCTGGAACTATTAGAGAAACAAGAGAATTCATTAGTAAATATGAGAATATAGATAACTTTGCTTTGTATGGAAATACAAGATATATTAATCAATATATTTCAGAAACATATCCTGGAGAAGTAAAGTTTGATATTACTAAAATTAAACTTATTACAATTGATATTGAGGTAGCATCTGAGAATGGATTTCCTGATGTTGAATCTTGTGAAGAGGAACTTCTTACTATTTCCATTCAAGATTATGCTACCAAAAATATTCTTACTTGGGGGGTTAGACCATTTATTAATACAAACCCAAAGGTTAAGTATTCCCAATGTAATGGTGAAGCAGACCTATTAGATCAGTTTATGTTCTATTGGGAAAGTAATCACCCAGAAGTAATTACTGGATGGAACTCTGAATATTATGATATCCCATATGTTTATGGGCGTCTTTGTAAAGTTCTTGGTGAGAAGGTTGCCAAACAGATGTCTCCTTGGGGTATTGTAACAGAAGGAGAAACTATTATTAATGGTAGGACTAATAAGGTCTATGATATTGCTGGTATTACCCAACTAGATTATTTGACATTATACAAGAAATTTACTTATACCAACCAAGAATCTTATAGGTTGGACCATATTGCTAAGGTAGAACTGGGGCAACAGAAACTTGATCACTCTGAGCATGATACTTTTAAAGAGTTCTATACTAAGGATTGGCAGAAGTTTGTAGAATACAACATCAAGGACGTGGAACTTGTTGACCGTTTGGAAGACAAGATGAAACTAATTGAACTTGCCATTACTATGGCATATGACTCAAAGGGTAACTATAATGATGTATTCTATCAGGTAAGGATGTGGGATTCCATCATCTATAACTATCTGAAAGAAAGGGATATTGTCATTCCTTTTAAGAAGGAAAATAAAAAGGACCAGAAGTATGCAGGAGCATATGTAAAAGATCCTATTGTTGGTAGGCACGATTGGGTGGTGTCATTTGACCTTAATAGTCTGTATCCCCACCTGATTATGCAATATAATATTTCACCAGAAACTTTGATGGAAGATAAGTTTCTGAATATTTCTGTTGATAAAGTTCTTAAAAAACAAATTAGTATTCCAAAAGATTTTCCATATGCAGTTTGTGCTAATGGGTCTATGTACAGGAAAGATGTACGTGGATTTCTTCCTGAACTAATGGATAAGATTTATCAGGATCGTACCATTTACAAAAAGAAGATGCTTGCTGCTCAACAGCAATATGAGAAAACTCCTACCAAAGAATTGGAAAAGGAAATTTCTAGATGTAAGAACATCCAGATGGCAAGAAAGATTCAATTGAACTCTGCCTATGGTGCTGTTGGTAATGAGTATTTTAGATACTATAAGTTGGAGAATGCTGAGGCAGTTACTCTTTCTGGTCAAGTTTCAATCCGTTGGATTGAAGATAGGATAAACATTTACATTAACAAAATTCTTAAAACAAATGATGTTGACTATGTTATTGCTTCTGATACTGATTCTATCTACCTTAATATGGGTCCTTTGGTGGAGACTGTATACAAGGGAAGAGAAAAAACTACTGAAAGCATTGTTTCGTTCCTTGATAAGATCTGTAAGGTGGAACTTGAAAAATATATTGAGAGTTGCTACCAAGAACTGGCTGACTATGTGAATGCATATGCCCAGAAGATGCAGATGAAGAGGGAGAATATTGCTGAGAGGGGTATTTGGACTGCCAAGAAAAGATACATTTTGAATGTTTGGGATAGTGAAGGTGTTAGGTATTCTGAACCTAAACTTAAAATCATGGGAATGGAGGCAGTTAAATCCTCAACTCCTGCACCTTGTAGGACTATGATTAAAGAAGCATTCAAGATTATTATGACTAAAACTGAAGATGATATGATTGAATATATCAGTAACAGTAGAAAGTATTTTTATAGTCTTCCCCCAGAAGAGATTTCTTTCCCACGATCAGCCAACAATATCAATAAGTACAAATCCCATAGTATGATTTATGGTAAGGGGACACCCATTCACGTGAGGGGAGTTCTGCTGTATAATCACTATATCAAGGAGAATAACTTAGACAATAAATATCCCATTATCAATAATGGGGAAAAAATTAAATTCTGTTATCTCAAAAAAGCAAACCCAATTAGGGAGAATGTTATCTCCTTTATTCAACAGTTTCCTAAGGAATTAAATCTTGGTAAATATGTTGATTATGAACTTCAGTTTGAGAAAAGTTTTCTTGAACCTTTAAAGACTATTCTTCAGTGTATTAATTGGGGCACTGAAAAGAAAAATACATTAGAATTCCTTTTTAGTTAACTATGGACTTTTTAAAAGATATTGTAAAAGAAATTGGTGGAGAATATACTCAACTAGCAGCAGACATTGATGAAAGTGAAACTTATGTGGACACGGGTTCGTACATATTCAATGCTCTTGTATCTGGGAGTATCTTTGGTGGTGTATCTGGTAATAAAATCACTGCAATTGCAGGTGAAAGTTCTACTGGAAAAACTTTCTTTAGTTTGGCTGTGGTCAAGAATTTTCTTGATAATAATCCTACTGGATACTGTCTGTATTTTGATACTGAAGCTGCAATCACCAGATCCTTATTGGAGAGCAGAGGCATTGACACAACTAGAGTCGTGGTGGTCAATGTTGTTACAGTTGAAGAGTTTCGTGGTAAGGCACTAAAAGCAGTTGACCTTTATTTAAAGAAACCAGAAGGAGAGCGCAATCCTTGTATGTTTGTGCTAGATTCTTTGGGTATGCTTTCAACCAGTAAGGAGATTAATGATGCCCTGAATGATAAGGAAGTTAGGGATATGACCAAATCCCAACTGATTAAAGGTGCATTCAGAATGCTCACCCTGAAACTTGGTCAGGCAAACATTCCAATGATTGTAACAAATCATACCTATGATGTTATTGGTGCTTATGTTCCAATGAAAGAAATGGGTGGTGGCAGTGGACTCAAGTATGCTGCATCTTCCATCATTTATCTTTCTAAGAAGAAAGAAAAAGATGGAACAGATGTTATTGGTAATATCATCAAATGCAAAACTCAAAAATCACGTTTGAGCAAGGAGAATCAAGATGTTGAAGTACGTCTTTATTATGATGAGCGTGGTCTTGATAGATATTATGGTTTGCTTGAACTTGGAGAGTTGGGTGGATTATGGAAGAATGTTGCTGGTAGATATGAAATGGATGGTAAGAAAATTTATGCAAAACAAATTCTTGCAGAACCAGAAAAATATTTTACACCAGAAATAATGCAAGCACTTGATGAGACTGCAAAAAAACAATTTAGTTATGGGGGATGATGGAAAAAGTTGAAACTACTATTCTAAGAAATTTACTTTTTAATAATGAATATTGCAGAAAGGTTTTGCCTTTCATTAAAACTGAATACTTTGAGAACATTCATGAGAAGGTAGTTTTTGAAGAAATTTGTAAGTTCATTGTTGCTTATGATGACCTTGCTACTAAAGAAGTTCTTTTGATTGAAACAGAAAAAAGAACTGATATTACAGAAGATACTTACAGAACTATTTGTGAGTATATTTCTACCCTTGATGATTCATCTGCTGATAAGCAGTGGTTAATTGATACAACAGAAAAGTGGTGTAGAGATAGGGCAATCTATCTTGCACTTATGGAAAGTATCAAGATTGCTGATGGGCAAGATGAAAAGAAATCAAGAGATTCTATTCCATCTATTCTCCAAGATGCACTTGCAGTTGGATTTGATAATAACATTGGTCATGATTACTTAAAAGATTACGAAGAAAGGTATGACTCTTATCACAGAAAAGAAAACAAAATTCCATTTGACCTCGACTATTTCAACAAAATTACAAAAGGAGGTCTCCCTACTAAAACTCTCAATATCGCACTTGCTGGTACTGGGGTCGGGAAGTCTCTATTCATGTGCCATGTGGCTAGCTCCGTCTTGCTCCAAGGGAGGAACGTACTGTACATTACGCTTGAAATGGCAGAAGAGCGCATTGCAGAAAGGATTGACGCTAACTTGCTGAATGTAAACATCAAAGATATTCAAGATTTGCCAAAACAAATGTTTGAAAGTAAGGTAAATACCCTTTCTAAAAAAACACAAGGCACTCTGATTATTAAAGAGTATCCAACTGCATCAGCACACTCAGGTCACTTCAAGGCACTTCTTAATGAACTATCACTTAAAAAGTCTTTTAGACCTGATATTATTTTTATTGATTATCTTAACATCTGTGGTTCTTCAAGATACAAAAGTAACTTTTCTGTAAATTCCTATTCATATGTCAAGGCGATCGCAGAAGAACTCAGGGGACTTGCAGTTGAATGCAACGTACCAATTGTCTCTGCTACACAGACTACTCGTTCAGGGTATTGCTTGGACTTGAAAACACAAGTTCAAACACAGCAAGGACTGAAAGATATTTCTAGCATTCAAGTTGGAGATTTAGTGCTTTCTAATAATGGTTATAATCAAGTATTGAATGTTTTTCCTAAAACAAAAAAGAAATCTTATAAGATTACTTTGGAGGATGGTAAAGAAATCATTTGTAGTGAAGAGCACTTGTTCCCAACTGAAAATGGGGAACTTAATATCAAAGGGGGTCTTGAAGAGGGAATGTATCTTTATGTTAAGGAATAGTGTGTGTAAGTTATACTTCTTATAAATAATAGTAGTATAACTTACTGATATGAAAGTAAAGATTTATCTAATTACCAACACAGCAGTCAATCCGCATTTGTATTATGTTGGACTGACTAAAAATAAATTGGATAGAAGATTGCAAGAACATATCACTCTTGGAAGGCACGAAGGTAATAAACTTTTGTCTGATGCTATTATTGAATATGGCAAAAGAAACTTTACTATTGAAGTAATGGAAGAAGTTGATGAAAGTGAGGCAAGAATAAAAGAAGATTATTATATCCGCAAATATAAATCTCATTATATGGATGGGTGTGGTTATAATGTGAGATATGAAACTTGTAATTATGAAAAACATTATCACGGAGCAAATCAAGAGCAGATAGAAGAGAACATTAAAAATGGAAGAGTATGGAACTATGGAATAAGTTTTTCCTCACAATCAAAAGAGAAAATGATAAAAACTAAAAAACATAGATACTCTCTTGGACTTTATAAAAAGTTTAATACAAATCACTCCCAAGAAACAAAAGACAAAATTGCTGAAAGTAAGAGAGGGCAAAAACTATCACAGGAGCACAGAAAAAATATTGCTAAATCCTCTTCTGGTAGAGTTTGGATTTCTAATACTGAATTGAATGAAAGAAAGTTTGTAAAACGGGATGAATTGGAAATGTTTTTGGAAAATGGTTGGAGGAGAGGTAGAATATAAATAATAAAAAAAGTATTTGTAAGATGAACTCACAAGAACTTCGTGCCCTTCAAGAAGCATATTTGGATGTTTATGAAAATGAACAACTTGATGAAGCAGCTGTAAGGTGGAACACTGGTAAAACTAAAAGTGGACTATCTCCAGAACAAAAAACTACATTAAAGTTCGTACAACACGGTTTATCAAATAAACCACAAGACCAAAAAAGAGCAGAACAACAAGCATTGGTTCATCAAAATATGACTGATGCTATAAAGAAAACTGGTAAACGAAAGGTTGATAAAGTTGGACCAATAGCATCAAAAAGATTTAAAAATGCAGCTATAAGAAAAAGAGGTGGAAAACAACCATCAGTTCCTATTAAAACTGTTTCTGGATTGAAAGATGCAAATAAAGAATCCCAAAGTAAACTTAATAAAGAGCAAGTAGACCTCTACGACATCATTCTCTCACACCTTCTTGATGAGGGTTATGCTGATACTGAACAAGCAGCAGAAGCAATTATGGTGAATATGAGTGAAGAGTGGATGGGGAGTATTCT